ATTTTAACTTTTATGCTACTTTAACTAATAATATTATACAACAGTATAAGAATTTTGTCAACCGTTAAGAAAGGGTAAGTTTTAGTTCTTGAATATAATGATAGCCACCTTTACTTTGGCCTGATTCTTCATAAGAAAATTCTAAAGGAGTATTGGTATCCCAAATAATAACTTCTTCATTTGCGTAAAGGGCTCCTGCTTGACATGCTTTAACATCATGTAAAACATAATCATTAAACTTGAATTTAAATCCTTCATAGTCTGTTTTGAACACATCAAATATTTCTTTCAATTCTTCTTTAGAAAAGTTTCTCCAATCATATGTGAATCGGATATTCCAGTGTGTTTCATCAACAGGTCTGATAGTAATGTTTCCTGTTATATTAATACTGATTCCATTAAACTTTTGAACACTGTGTAATGAAATTGTATTTGTTTCAGTTGGAATAAAATTAACAGTAGCTTCTGTTTTATATCCGCTATGATTATCTAATAAATTAAAAGGTGCCCAAACACTTTGACCATTAAATGTTGTTCGTAACGCATCAGTCGCATCAGTATTCCCAACAAGTGAATTGTTTACTCCAATATCAACAATTGGATAGTATTCTAGTGTTAAAGTTTTGTTCATGAAAGTATTTATTGGAAAAGCGCAACCGTTTCTGTTGCTAGGCCGGTTGCCCACCCCGAGTGATTATGCCGCTAGGGCGTAATCCTCAGTTGCAAAGTTATCGTTTGCGTTTGTAGTGTTTGCTGATTTACGGTCTCGCCTACCGGTAACTCCACTGCGCCTATGCCGTGTATCGATCCTGTGTCACCCCCATCATAAGCACACTCAGTAAATGTGTTTATGGTGGAGGTGGGCGGTTCTGCCCCGCCGTCTACTCCGTCGTCAACGTGCTTCAACGTTACAGATATATTTAAGCATCTATTTTGGATTTTGTCAACCTAAAAAGATTAGATTCCAGCCGTGATTGGCTATTGCGTTTAGAATAATAGCAAGACAAGTAACAACATGCAGTAAAATCCACACACTACGAATAATCGCAACTCTGTCTGCTTTTCGGTCATTGTCTTCATATGCTTTCTGCCCTATGGCCTTACACCACAATTCCCACATTACAGTGTTACTTCACTGTTGCCGCCTTTACCAAACGTTCCTCTTGGAAAAACGTTAAAAGCAAGACTGTATCTATTATCGTTTGATGTGTTTGTAAGTACAGAATGTGCTAGAATACTTGGAAACATCAGCAGTTGATTAGTTTTAGGAAGTATGCCAACTGCCTCTGTGTTATAATCAGTTTCTTTATCCCAATCAATTCTAAGTGTATCCCCCCAAAGATTTTTATGTTCCTTGTCTTTGTGGAATACAATAGCACCACTATCGGGATTAGTGTTGATGTAGAATACACCGCTGATCAAACTGTTGCTGTGCCAATGACTAGTATGATAGTCACCGTTTACTGATCTGTTAACCCAGCTAGTTGTAATTTCCCAACAAAGATCACGCTGACTACCAATTACTTCGTAAGCAAAATGATCAATGTGTATTTGTATTGCTTGTTTCAAACCTTTATATTCGGGTCTGTCTAGCAGATGCCTTTCGGCAGTTTCTACGTGTGTGACAAACCCTTCGTTCTTTTCCCACTCATGATTTATAAGTTTTTGATAGGTAAGTGGATCAAGAGGTGATAGTTCACTCTTGTATAAAGGTATTGAAAATAAAGGTAGTACTTCATGCTTTATTTCAGCCACGCTACTCTTTTCCCTTCTTTGATTCTACGCTCGTGTTCTTCTACAGAGCCCGGATATCTCCAAGCCCATATCGCAACTAGTGCCATAAAGCCTCCGCTCCATAATACTGCGTTAAGGTTACCAGTAGCATAATAAGTGATTGCTAGTGTTGATGCCATAACTAGAATCATGGCATACTTTCCTCTTGTAGGAAATACTCTTTTCTTTGTCCAGTTAGTTAGAAATTTACCGAACCAAGGATGATTGTATAACCATGCTTCCATTTTAGGTGAGCTTTTTGCGAAAGCCCATGCCGCTATAACTAAAAATATTGAAAAAGGAATGCCTGGTGTTACAAAACCAATGTAGGCTAGACCTACACAAATAAAGCCTAGTGCTTTATAAAGATGTTTTTTAAGATTGTCCAAATTAGTCTCCTGCGCAGATTGTTTGACTGTTGGACCCTGTTTGAATAGCCGCTCCTGTATTGGTAGTATCTGTAGTTCTTGCTAGTTCTCTGCCTTCTACTTTTATACTCTGACTACCTTGTACTACAACACTGCCTTTTGCTGTTGTAGCACCAACTGTGGCAACATCATTATAATTTGCTCTAACAGATGTATTTGGACTAGCAACAATTACTGCGTCTGCTACGTCTTCGTTTATTACTGCTAAATGTTTTGCCATAGTGTACTCCTAAATAAACTGAGGTCCTCTACACCAGCCGACTAAACTTTTCCTTGTTCCATCTTTTACTGGTGTTACCCTGTGCCAAACATAACTTGGAAATATCACAAGGTCGCCCTTCTTCATGCTAACAGTAGTTATTCGCAGAGCATCACCGGGACTGCCTAATTCGAATTGGAAATCTCCGCCTTCGTGATCATCTGTTAATAACAGAGTAAAACTTAGTTTACGTGTGTCTTCTTCATCAAAACGATTGTCTATGTGCCAATCATATTTTTGATTGTTTGTATATTCTGTATATTGGAAAGGTTCACAGCTAGTAACATTAAAATTCCAACCTGCCTGTATGTTGGCATCTGTTACGTAGCCCCATACTTTTCCAAATATCTCTTTACCTAGATGATCTTGTGCTGTTAAGAACTTGACACTACTAGCTCTGTTGTTAACATTATCTTGTGTGTCGGTCTTTGCTGTGTCTACTTGTAGATCTGCTTTTAGAATTTCGTCAGCAAGATCAGTTAATGGTTGATTATCATACAACCAATATGGACAAGCTCTAATCATTATGCTTGTACAACTACAGCGTTACCGTTAGCCGTAAGTTTAGCATTTGTTATGCTATTATTCGTCGTCTGCGAACCATCTGTAGCTTTCGGTGCTTTTCCAGTAGCTTGCGCCGCCAATGCTTCTGCCTTTGTTACTGCTGTTGAAACTAACTCAAATTTAAGTAACTGAGCTTTAGCAACATCAGTACCAAAGGTAAGAGCATCACTAATAGTTTCAGTAACAAAACCAGTTGCTTTTGTTTGAGCACTTACTACTGAAGCGTTGCTTACAGCTTTTTTAATTGTTTCTTCAACATCAGGTTGAGGAACTTCGACTTCTGGTAAATTAGATCTTTTTAGAGCTGATTGTGTTGCGGCTTGTTCAAAAGCAATTTTTTCACCATTCTGAGCAATCATTACAGATGCCGCCGCAGATAGTGTTGCTAGGTTAGCTGAAATATTTCCTGTTAAATCATCATGCTGTGCTGTTAATGAAGCATTAATAGTAGTTAAGTTATCAGCCGCTTGGGCCATATGTCCTGCGGTGTCATTTTGTGCTAATGCTAGAGTATCTAATGAATAAGCAACTGTGCCTGGTATTGTGTGAGTGCCTGGAGCAAGTGCCGCATTAAAACTGGTATTAAAAGTTGAGGCTGCCAGTGTGATAGCTTCAATTAAGTCTACTATATTAGTGTTCAAAGCGATCAACTGATCGTTTATAGATGCAAAATCTGTGGAATAATCTATACCGTTGAAAGTACCATTAGTATCGCCGGATATTGATCCAAATTGATAAGGTGCGCCCATGTGTTAATCTCCTATTTTGTTACCATAGTTAGTCCAGTTGTTTGTTCAAGATACTGTTTGCTGATACCTTCTTCTGTTTTATGGATTAACATTGTTGTATTCTTATTTATTGAGATTTTAGAGTCAGGGTTAACACTTAAAACCCATGGCATCATGCCAAGTCCTTGCTGTCCGGGAACTAAAGCAAATGGTTTAGTAATAACAATGACATCATCTTTTTCTTCTACTAGTTTAGCGAGAACTTCTTCTCCGCTAGTAACCTTGATTGAAACGATATCACCTTCTTTGTATGGTGTTTGAATTAACATATATTATCCTAATGAATGTCCAGTACCTGTATAACCTGTGTCATCTAAGTACTGTAAAAATTGTTCATAGCCGCCAACATCCCTTCCGCTTACTCTTATCTGTGGAAATGTTCTTGCTGTTGGAAACTGTTCCATGATGAATTCGCGATCAAAGTCTTTGCCTAGCTGTTTGTATTCGTATTTAAATCCACGTGTTTCACAAACATTTTTTGCTTTATCACAGTACGGACACTGTGGTTTACCGTAAATTTCTATCATAGTTTAAATCCTTTAAAAGTATCCTCGGAGATATCTTGTTTCACTCCACCGATCAAATATGATTCTACTTCTGTTTCTTGTGGAGCAACTTGAAGTCCAGCACTTGATAACCAATGCTGTGTCCAAGGAAGTGGGTTAGTGTTTAGTGGACGATCGTAAATTGTTTTCATGCCTAGTGCTTTAAGTCTTTTGTTAGCAATAAACTCAACATAGGCATACAGTAGATTGGTGTTAAGTCCAATCATTGAGCCATCCTTGAAAAGGTAATCTGCCCAACGCTTTTCTTCTTCTACACACTCACGCCACATATCATACATTTCTTCTTCACACTCTTTAGCAATCTTAACAAAGTCTGGATCGTCATCACCCTTTGCCCAGTGCTTGAGAATGTGTGTACTCAAGTTTAAGTGAGTTGCTTCATCTCGGGCAATCAACGAAATAATCTTTGCTGAACCTTCCATAAGTTTAAGTTCACCAAACGCAAATGTACAAGCAAATGAAACATAAAAACGTAAACCTTCTAGAATGTTCACAGTCATCATTGCTTTGTACAATGCTTTTTTTACATCGTAAATTGTACCTTTACCTTTGTGGAAATAATTATCCGCAATTTCGTTAAACGCATCGTAGTTCTTGGTTACACTTACAGCACGTTCAATAATTTTGTCATCATCTAGAATAGTATCAAATACTTCTGCTGGATCTGGATAAACATTCTTCACAATGTGTGTGTATGAACGTGAATGAATAGTTTCAAAAAAGTCCCAAGCAACAATACAACTCTCTAATTCAGGATTTGAACAATGAGGTAAGAAAGCCAAACAAGGTCCACGACCTTGTACACTATCTAATAGTGTTTGATATTTTAGATTACTTGTAAAAATATGTTTTTGTTCAGGACGGAATTCAGCATAGTCACCCCGATCCTTTTGTAGTGAAACTTCTTCTGGTCTCCAAAAGTAGCTTAACATTGTTTGATTAAGTTTATCGTATTCTGGATATTTGAATACATCATAACGTTGTGTGTTTTGATCCGCTCCAAAGAACATATATTCTTTAGTGAAATCTACCTTGTCTCTGTTGAATACTGTCTTACTCATTGATTTCTTTTTACCTTCTTTCTTGCTCATAAAGTCCTATATAGCACAAGCATCGCAATGCTCATCATCCTGTGCTTCTGGTGTTTGTGATTCGCCATTGACGCCGTTCACATGGCCATTCATACCATTTAGTTTAACATCTTCTTGTACTGTGTCAACAGCTTTATCTTCCAAATCATCTTCGGCACCTTTGAAGTCGTAGGTATTTTGATAGTAACTTGTTTTCCAACCCATTTTGTAGGTTGTCAACATGTCCTTCATCATAACACTCATAGGTACTTCATTGTTTTCGTACTGTAGAGGATTGTATGACCAGTTACCACTAATGGCTTGATCAAAGAACTTTTGCATTACAGCCACAATATTAATGTAACCTTCGTTACTTTCCATATCCCACAACAAAGTATAAAAGTTCTTTAGTTGCTGATAGCCCGGAACAATCTGTTTAAGAGGCCCTTTCTTTGACTTCTTAACGGACAAGTATCCTCTAGGTGGCTCAATTCCGTTTGTTGCGTTTGACACAACGGAACTGCTCTCCGATGGCATCTGTGCGGACAATGTGCTGTGGCGTAAGCCGTGTTCTTTAATAGATTTTCTAAGACCAGTCCAATCATGATTTAATTTTTTACCAACTATACTATCAACATCTTCCTTGTATGTATCAATTGGAAGAATGCCGTCACTGTACTTAGTACGATTAAAGTATTCACAAGCACCACGTTCTTGAGCAAGTGTATTACTTGCCTTAAGTAGATAGTATTGGAAACTTTCAGTTAGGTCGTGGACAAGTTTCCAAGCCTCTTTATCGCTGTACTTCACATGATGTTTAGCTAGGTAATGAGCTAGACCTATGTAGCCAATACCTAATGAGCGTCGAGCTTTGGTAGATTTCTCTGCCGCCTTAACAGGATAACCTTGATACTCAATGATTTCCTCAAGAGCTCTAACGGCTAATTCGCATAGTTCTTCAAGTTCAGCATTTTCCTTATTAAGTGTTAGTCCACCAATATTGATAGCACTTAGGATACAAAGAGCAATTTCACCATCGTCATCATCAATATGCTGTATTGGTTTTGTAGGCAACGTGATTTCTTGACATAGGTTACTCATGTACACAGGATCTTTAAATGAACTGTGTGTATTACAGTGATCAACATTCATAATATAAATGCGACCTGTTTCTGCTCTTTCTTTTAGTAACGCACCAAAGAGGGTCTGTGCGTTAATTTTCTTTTTACGAATAGAAGTTTTTCTTTCTGCCGCTTCATATAGTTCTTTAAACTTATCTTGGTCGGCATAAAATGCTTCGTAAAGTCCAGGAACGTCATGTGGCGAGAAAAGAGTAATTTCTCCACCACTTAATAACCTTTCATACATTAATTTGTTTAATTGAATTGAATAGTCTAGTTTACGCACACGGTTGTCTTCTGTGCCTTTGTTGTTTTTAAGAACTAAAACATCTTCAATTTCATAATGCCATAATGGGAAATGTGTAGTAGCACTGCCGCCACGTACACCATTTTGTGTACAACTTCTTACTGTTGCTTCGTATACTTTTAGAAACGGAATAACACCTGTGTGTGCTACTTCTCCGCCTCTGATTTTTGAATTAATAGCTCGTACTCGTCCCGAGTTGATTCCAATTCCTGCCCTTTGAGCAATGTAATAACCGATTGCGCTATTACTGCTAAAGATACTAGGAAGAGTATCATCCACATCAACAAGAACACAACTGGCAAACTGACGAATAGGAGTACGCACTCCTGCCATGACAGGCGTTGGTATGTTGATCTTAAAAAGTGAGGTCGCGTCATAATATTTTTTCACGTATGATAAACGTGTCTCCTTTGGATACTCGGCAAATAATGTTGCCGCGATCATCATATACATAAACTGTGGAGTTTCAAACATATCTCCATTGCTTCTGTCTTGACACAAATACTTATCTACTACTTGACGCAAACCGGCGTATGTGAATTCTTCGTTACGGTCGTGTTTAATATATGTGTTTAGTTTTTTTAATTCTGTTTCTGAATACTTTTCACGGATAGCAGGATCGTAAACACCACGTTTGATGTTCATATCAATAATGTCGGAAAGAGAAAGGTGATCATATTTACCGTAAACTTGTTTGTGTAATCCGTATAACAACAAACGTGCCGCGGCAAATTGGTAGTTGGGATTATCTAAAGAAATTAGATCATTAGCACTGCGGATTAAAATGTTTTGAATTTCGTCTGTACTCATTCCATCATAGAACTGTAAGTCTGCGTTCATTTCAATTTGACTAGCACTCACGCCAGATAGGCCGTTACATGCTTCTTCTACAACAAAATGGATCTTATCGAGATCCAAATTCTCTTTTCTTCCGTCTCTTTTAGTGATCAGAATTTCTTTGGTTTGATTCATTTTTTTTCTTTCCTCTTTCATTAATCCGTGTCAGTGAAGTATTTAATATAATGTAAAGACATTAATTTTACTTCTGGTTGTTTAAACTATTCCATAACAGTATAGCATCAGGTGGAACGTGTTCTTTAGTTGTAACTGCTCCATGATGAAGATTTAGTACAAATTTGTCGTCAATAACACACATATATCTAGGTTCTTCTTTATCAGTTACTGACGTATATATTTCGCATTTGGTCTCCTTAAAGCGAGCAGTTAAAGTTAAAGTATAACATATTCCTAGTGTAATAGCAAGAAGATCATAGCGGTTGTTGATTACCAATTTCCAAGGATCAGGCCAAGACTTTACATGATAAGGATCTAACACTTTAGAGTTGTATGGAGTTTTTGCCCAGAAGCGGGCAACATCTTCAAGTGGTGTAACAGACGTTTCTAGACTATCTCGGAAGTCTCGCCATGCTTGTAATCTATCTTCTGTTTTAAGATCAAACACCGTAACTAACAAAATAAGAAATAGTATCTGGATTAACGCCAGCGTCTGGATTAATATAATCGAGAATCATTGTCTCACTTCCTGCTGTTGAGTCGCTCCTATCAACTAGTCTTATGCTAAACTCTAATGAAGTTACATTAGAATCTCCATTGTTAGTTGTAATATACCTATCAGTAATTGTTGGGTTTTGTAAGTTATCCCCATTTGAAATTATCATTGTTCCGCTTCTTGAGCTACCGTTTTGAAAATCAACAATATAATCAATTTGTGTTCTTCTGTTTAAAGATGAAAACATTGCTAGCGGTGTTGGCGAAAAGTTAACAAACAAGTTTTGTTTAATTTGATCGTTAGTAGTTACTATCGCGGCATTTAGTACTTCTGGATAGTGTACTCTTTGATCGTTTACTAAAACATTTGAATATGCTAATTTTTGACGATCAAAACTATTACCAAGAACAACGTTGTTACCATATTCTCCAAAAATAATGATACTTCTTTCCGGATCAGTTGCTTGGTTTATATCGTTACCGCAATTGATAATTTTGTTTTGTACAAACTTAAATCCTTCTCCGTAGTCGGCTTGTAATACTGAACCTACTACTTCTTGGAATGTATTGTGATCAATATTCCAGTTACAGGTTTGACCTGTTACGCCATTTATTTCGATTCCGTAGTACAAATTATGGAATTCACTATCGTTGATAGTTAAATTACAAGATAGCGGTGTTGTTTGTGTAAAGTTAAATGCTCTATAAGCATTTTGAAATCTACAATCTGTAAACTCAAGTCCCGATAGTGTAGTACCAGTATTATTTGAGTTGCTCATGAACACCATTGCGTCTGTTACAGGAGCGTTAGCAACATCTTGATTAGTAGTAAGTGGACCTTCAAATGTTACTCTATTAAATTTACTATCTTTGAGTCCAGTAATATTAAAATGCCCTGTGGTAAATCTAAATGTTAATCTATCAATAATAATATTTTGTGGTCTGTCAGTTGACTGCCAATTACTAGGAGCAGTTCCTGCGCTTGATGTTACAGTAATGCTAGAGTCGTTTACCAAGATAACAGCACCAACCTGTGATTCTCCTTCAAGCAAAGCAAAACTTGGAATAGTTAAATCGTTAGCAATTAGATAGTGTCCTGTTGGAATATAAAGTTGCTTACGAAACTCTGCGTCTGAATTTCGAAACAGCTGATTAACTGCGTCTTGGAAAGCCTGTGTGTCGTCCGCGATGCCATCACCAATAGCACCAAAGTCTTTTACATTTACACGGTCGTCTAGTTTAGATTGTAGAGTTCTAAAAACACTCTTTGTGATACTAGCATCGTTTCTGGCAAATCTGTAACTCTCAATAAGATCCAATAGATTATCGTGTTCTGTAAGTACCTTACTATTACCTACAGCAGGAGCACCTTCTTGTACACTCCCATTACCAATATACAGTTCTTGACTATCTACTGCCCAGGCAAACTCTCCACTTGATAGTTGAGGTACACCTGCTTCGCCTTGTTTACGGCCTCTACGTACTTGAATCTTCGAGATTTGGACAACTGCCATTTAATTACTCCTGAATATTATAAACTTATTTATCTGGAGCAATGCTATAACTTGTAGTATTCTTCGAGCTTAGCCAGCCACATATCCTCATATTTGTTCCAGTTATCTGGTGTAAGATCAAACTGTTGGTATTCACATGCTCTACTACACATAAAAATATGACCTTCACGTATTTCAGTACCATATACTTCGTTGTGTGCTAGAGCATAGGCCATAAGTTGTAGATAGTAATCTTCTACCCACTCTTCTTTTTTAGGCTTATTAGTTTGTTTGTAATCCATAATAGCAGGCTTTCCTTTGTACTCGCCTACAAGGTCAGTAGTTCCTGAGTAAAGTCCTGGATAGTATAGACTTTGTTCCATACTCCATATTTCGTTTACATCTACAAGAGCATTTTCAATAATAACTGATGCCATTTTGTTTGCTTGGACATGTACAGGATTATTACCTGGCTGTCGCTGTTCGCCTACAACAAAACGTTCTAGGTTAGCGTGCATTGCTGTTCCGATACCTGCGGCTTCTGTAGTAATTTGTCGTGCCTTATCTTCACCTACACGCTTTTTCCACTCGTTTAGGTGCGTCATATCTTTTGTAGAACTAAGGATAGTTGTAACTGAGGGAGTTTTCTCTCCGTCTGGTGTTAGGTAAACTCTCTTACGAGTTACTGGGTCATTAATTTGTTTACATTCATGATACTTAATTTTTTCCACAAACGGTGGAGGTGTTAATATTTCTGTCATTATTTTTCCAAACGCTGTGCCTATATTCACAGCATCGTTATATTGTATATGAATTTATTGGATTTGTCAAGAGCTAATGTTATTCATGGCTGCCGAAGCGGCAGTTTTGTTTACATTGTCTTGTGCTTTTTCGGAATCAGATTTGGCTTTATCACTGTTGCTATCTGGTGCTCCCGGTACATCTAATTCAATACCGTCGCTGTTGTAGTCATGAACGAGTGATTGTATTAGTTGACTACTGTTGTATACTGCGTCAAATGTTTCGTAGTCAAGCGGTTCTTGGCTTGTTTTTTGTAGAAGTGTGTTGATACCTTGCCAATTAAATTTAGCAGGTTGAGATTTACTTTTAGAACGTCCAATCAGTGTTTTGAAAATAACTGCTAGTGCTTGAACGCCACTTTGATCTATTTCGTAAATTCTCATTATAGTTTTAAACTCTTTTTCATATCGCCTAAAGATTTTTCAATTTCTTTTACTTTGGCTTGATAGGTTGCTTGTAGTTCTGAATTGGCTTGTGCCATAGCATTAATTTCTGCGGCAGGATCATTTTCTTGTCCTGCTCCCGAGTCAGTAGTTCTTCCGCCTGTGCTAAGATTTTTTGACACTGTCTGTTTGACTTTGTTCACAGCCATCTGCTTGCCTTTGTTCACAGCCATCTGGCCTGCTTGTTTAGCCATGCCTCCAGCAGTTGATGCTACTTTGCCTATTCCACGTCCTACCATACTTCCGACTTTGCCTACGCCACGTGCTAATGCGCCAACACCTTTGATTGCCGCGCCGCCAAGTCTTGCCGCGCCTAGTGCGATCGCTGGAAGTATTTCGTCAATCTGCTCTTCAGTAAGATGTGGATTTTCTCTACGAATCTCTTCTCTTATCTGTTCAAGTTCATCTTTAGAAAATTGAACTTCGTATAAACGCATTTAACCAGCCAGTGTTCTTAGTAAGTTGCTTGAACGGTCGATGCTTTCACGCTGTGCTCTACCAGCTTCTTCAGGTCCGCCTGTAGCAGGTTCAGCAGTTGCGAAATCATCATCTTCAGCACCAGCATCAACATCCATTTCTGGTTCAGCATTCATTTCGTCGTCGCCTGCTGGTTCTGGCATATCTGGAGTTTCACCTTCTGGCTCAGCACCTAACATATCAGTTGGGCTTTCTTCGCCTGTTAGTGTTCTTACTCCACTTGCTAAAGTTTCACGTGCTTGTTTTAAATTTTCTAATGCGCTTTCAATAGCAGGTGCTACTGTTGAAACAAATTGCTTACTTGCTTCTAGGCCCATTTCGTCTCTGATGCTGTCGCTTAGGTCAAGCATTTGATCGTTTTCCATTGATGCTAGTTCTTCAATCCAACGGCCTACTTTATCAACCATTGTCTTAGCGGCAACAATCGCACTAGCTTGATCCGTTGCGCTTTCATTAACTTGGGGTTCCATTTCTTCTCCTTGGGTGTTTGATTCTTTCATTTGATTGTATTCAGATTCTTTAACCCAGCAATCTAGTGTAGGATCATTACAATCGTTTTTACAGTCAGTAGTTGGCTGACCAAATTTGTCGCCACAGTCCTTACAAACTGCGTTAGCCATACCTTCTTGGATGGATTCTTCTCTAATAGAAATTTCAGCATTGATAGCATCTAACATCCACTGTGCTTTAGTGTACGTTTCGTTTTCTACAGTTTCGTTGAATGTAGCACTCTGCTTAAAATTAAAAATTTGTGTTCTAAGTTTGTTACGTAAATCCTCTAGATCGACTGTGTTGTACGATTCTAAATTCAACTTCGTACCAAATACCTTTTCAACTGTTTCGTTGATTTTCTTTGAATCTGTTTTTCTAAAAATATCTGTTGTTTTCATGACTCTCCACCCAAGTAATTTATAATGTATTTATTACTTATACCGTCAAACGTATCGCTTGAAATTTTGCGGTTTCATACTTATCCCTAGCGTGTAGCATCCTAGCAATGTATAAATCCTGTTTAAAATCATCATTTTTCTTCTTAGCACGAATAAACTTATCCTTGAATATTCCATAATCATTAAGGGCCGCACCAAATTTTTGATCAGCTTGATAAATCTGACGTATTCTATGGGAGTCTCGTCCTAATGCTATAAGATTAGCTATTTTAATAGCACACTTGTTTAGATGAATATTTTTATACAATAACTCCATGTTCTTGGCATTGTATAAATTTTTATGAGCGCCTACACTTTTCATAAGGACATTGCCAATTAGAATGCCTTCTTCGGTTTTTTGAGGAATAACAAAGTCTTGATTCGCAAGGGTCTTGTGTACATTGCGTATTACTCTGTCTAGTTTCTTTTGAATATCAGTCATTAAAAAAGGCCTTTATGTAAGCCTTTGTATTTAATATGCTAATATAATTGATATGACTATCCTGGCATTTTCATTAAAATTACTACCACTGTTGAAATTAGTCCAGCTATTACTGTGCCGGTTGTAGTAATGATAACTTTGGATAAACTCTTTTGCCCGTGTACGATATCTGTATGAATATGTTCAACTTTTTGTTCTAGATTGGATAAGCGTGATTCTAGTTGACTATAACGCTCTGCGCATAAGTCTACGTGTGCTTCTAGGTTTTCTCTTTCTAATTTAGTAGTTTGGATACCAGCCATGTTGTAATCTCCGTAATCTCGCTCCGAGATGGTTAATAAAGTAAACTCTTAGTTGGCCTTTATTGTTTGCCTGGTATGCCTTTTGATATTGTATTTATCAAACTAGCTTGCAATTTGAACTTTTGTATTTGGATTTTTGCCTTTAGTTTTGAACACATTATGTTCAAAATCTATACTATTATTTAGTTTAGGAACGATAGGAATACCATCTATATCATCCACAAGTAATGCTACAGGATCGTTTTTATTTAAAAACTCATCGTCTCTATCTGTAACAAAATCATAGCGCCACCAAGTTGTTCCATCTTCTTCAAATTGCTTAGGATCGTCATTGTCTACAATGATAGCTCTAAGCTCAATGGCTTGTCGCAAACTGTTAAAGTTTGCCTGTTGGCCTTGTTTGACCATATCAGGATCGTCACGCAACGGAAGCGATTTGGTAATGTCAACTTGTGTAAGAATAGTATACTTCATAATCTGCTATTATTTACACAGATAAAAAAAGAGCGGAAAATTTCTTCTCCGCTCTTTAGTGTGCCTAAGCACGGTACCTAAGGTAGTTAGGATTTATTATACTAGGTCGTCACCAGTTAGTGTCAATCCAGTAATTGTTACTGAAGTGTCAGCGCCGATGGCATCTAGAATTGCAGCTTCCATTGAGCTGTAAGATGCAGCAACAACACCGTCATTGTCTGTGTTGTCATTGATAGCAACAACAAACTCAGTAGCTGACGGAACACCTACGATGTAAACTTCTGCGAAGCCTTGTAGTGCGTTAACAGCAAGAGCCATTACTGACTGTGAGTCAGTGTAAGCGCCTGCGCCTGCCAAAGTTTTCTTAGTAAAGTCAACTGCAGCTGAACTGTGAACAGCGGCAACTTCAATGAACTTAAGAGCAGGAGTTCCCAACTGAGAACCTGCTACGATTTTTTGATAATTTGGTGATACTACACCGAATGTATTAGCCATGATATTTTCTCCTTAATCATATACCCCTCTCCAGGGCTGTAATATCTAAGTATCCCATGATTCTTAGTACAAGTATTTATCATTTTGGAGGAAAAAGCGGTGTAAGGGCTTTATTTTAGTCAGATCTGAATGGTGTCCAACGGTCTCTAGGCACTAGTTTAACTTTATCGCCGGTTTTAACATAACCTTCGCCGCCCGGTACACCTTTAGTGTTTGTTTTAATATCGCCCTCGGTTGAGTCAAGTTCTTTAATAACTTCGTCTTTGGCTTTCATTAATTCACGTACTAAAAAGAATAAACTTGCTAGTGCTCCTTCGTTGGCCGCACTGTGATCAATTATTCGTTGTTGCATAGATGCTGATACTTTCCCACCAGGCAACCAATCCATAAAATGTTTAGGATCTAGTTTATCAAGTTGTTTTGCTCTGCTCTGTGAATTTATAAATCTATAGATTATATCTGCCAGTCCACTCAAACCTTTGATTGGTGTTAGTAATCTAGCAATACTGTCCTTTGATTTGTTTGCTTCATTTTCGATTGCTTTTAAATTGTCAGCACCCACAGCAGGTTTATGCGTTACATAAGTTTGCCCAACTACAAATAAATCTGTTGTATTATCGAACATGCCTACATCTTTGATTGGCTCACCAATCTTATCTCCAAAGTATGTAAATGTTTGATGAACTGCTACACCAACTTTACTTCTCTCAATACGTTGTCCTATTTCGCTTTCTGGTAAAACATCATAGGTAGTTTGATTAGGAGTGAAAGAAATTATGTCATTCTTCATTGAGAAAGGCTTCCCTGGGTGATACAATAGGTCGCCGTATACATAACCTACAAAGCTATCAGGTGTTGCTTGTTCAAAAATATTCCATAGGTTAGCCATGTCTTCGGCAAACTGCGGACGCCATGCTTCGCCTTTACCTCTACTTAAAATAAATTTTTCTAGTTCTTGGGCGGAGTTTGATTTACCATCTGTTTTGCCCCAATTGTTTTTTCCAACTAGATGAAAACTTCCATCTTCATCACGTCCCCAGTAGACAGTTGGGTTGCCGTCCCATTTAACAGCAACATCCTTAGCACCTTGTGCTATATCTTTTAATGCGTTGATTGCTTTGAAAACACCATTGGGTTCTGAAAATACTAGATCTTCTAGATGATTAAATTCTCTACCTATTGTTTTTGGACCTGCTGGTTCGGCCTCTTTTAAAAATTGAAATGCTCTCATTTTTTAAGTAACTTTTTCTGTCTATTTGTTTTGTCTACGTATTTGGCATGCGGTACTTTTAAATTCTTTTTTCCGTAGACATCACCTATAGTAAACTGTTGTCCAGGTTTGTCAAAGGCACTGTATCTAATGTCAACTACTTCTTTTATCTTCATGATACTATATCAATGATTGAACGCATCCAACCAATGCTCCCTGGCTTGTAACTTTCAAACGCTTCTTTAGTTGGAAGTTCTAATCCTTGTTTGCCTAGTGTTTCTCTTGCCGAACTAACAAGTTCTTCATAGTTAGGAAGTTTTTTAATATAGTTAATAATCGAATCAACTGTTTTAATATCTTTGATTGTTGCTGTTTGACCTAACAGCTCTTTGGTAATAACATTCCAGTCGTTGGAAATAACTTCGTTGCTATCTGGATCAAGCAAACCAAACTTGGGTGAATATTTTAAGTTTTTTGCTCTAGCAATCGAACTTAATAGAATGTGTCTATGCTCTCCTTTCCAAGTACCGCCCGGGTCACCAATCATTGATCCTTGCTGATAGGAAGGATTATCTGTAAACATAAAGTCTGCCTGAACGTATCCATTCTTGCCGTCACCGTTTATCGGTGTACGAAAGTGTATTTGGTCACCTGCTTTTTCGATCCAGCCATCCTTTTTCTTAGGTGCTGTTTTGTCGCCTGTTTTCTTCCTCATATCGCCAGCACTAACATTCATGATATCATCTTGTTCAATGCCTTGTGATTTACACCAAGCAACTAGTTTAGCAATAACTTGTTCTTTGCTTACCTCGTTTAGGTCTACACTTAGATCAAGGTCGCCTGAACTGTTCAGCTCAAATGTACCATCTGGATTTTCTTTTCTTCCTGTGCTACCTAACCATTTTTTAGGTTTTCCGTCATCGGCTTTTTCTTCTGTAAAATCTAGTCCTGTAATCTTTTCTAGAAAGTTAACAGTAGATTCTACATCACCAGTTGCGATACGCTGTGTTAGGTGTTCCCCTTTAGCATCTTTAAAAATGTTATTGCTCATTATTCTTTTTCGCCTTGCGCTTTGCTTCTGTAATTTTTCTTACACCTCTAGTAAACTTACTACTGTCGGCGCCTTTGATAGCATTAAGTAATCTACGTTGGAGCTCATCAGCTTCTGCTGGTTCATAGTGCTTATTGATTGATTCAATAAGATTAATAGCACTGTCAATGATATTAACAGCTCTACTTTCGATCAAAGCCTCAGTGTTTCTATTTGCGGCAATGTCATTAAGTTCTTGTAATATTGATCTAGTTTTAATTTTCATGAATCCAACGCCTTTTTTGTATTTAACCTTTTCGTAACAATACTATACATTCTTTAAACATTAAAATCAACCTAAGATTTTTTAGAGTGCGTTGTTTTTACACACCCACTAAAGTAATTATCTTTTAAAAATCCGAGTCATGCTAAAATGTAACAACAGCCATGCGTGAAAATTTGCTCGAAATACGTAAGTATCACTGTACTACCATGCTAAATAAAGGTGTTACAGCGCAGGATTGTTCAACTGATCCTCAAAAGTGACACACACATACACTGGGAGAGACCAGGGCGTAATCCACGCCTCACAAGTGATTGACGATAGCCAAAGGCTATTGCACCGCCGGGGAAGTTCCGGGGTATTGCTTTCCTCAAGCATCCATACATCGAAG